CAGGCGAAGGCGAACGGGAACTTCTGGACGGACGGTGGGCGTCATGGCCGTCCTGTTAACTCTCTGGGTGCTAGCGGTGTCCGCACTCATGACGGCAGTCGCTACGTTCCTAGCCATGGCAGTCCTGCTCTCCGTCCCTGAGGACGATCGAAAAACTGAATAAGTGGGAAATGGGGCAGGGGGCAAAGGGAGTATTTCGACACAAGCAAGGAGAGTGTTCCAAATGGTTGACACCCCGATATACGACAAGCTCGTCGCTGAGTTCGTGGAAGCCGACCGATACCACGGGCTGGGCTTCGTTCCGCCTGAGACGGTCGCTCTGAGCACCTACGACGACACGACAACCATTCCGGCTGTCACTGACCAGGAAGACCCCACCGAGGCCGCAGAAGAGCCCTCAGAGGCTGTGGAGGAAAAGGACGAGGTTGACGAGCCTCCGTCCGTTCTCGACGAGGCGCCCAAGACTTCCATGGCTCTCGCGAAGCTGCTCGAGCGAATCAGGTTCATCCAGACTCAGCAGCCAGAGAACCCCGTCTCCGAAGACAACCACGTCTTCCCGATCAAGCGCCATCCGAAGAATGAGTTCGATTTCTTCCAGACCGCTCAGATCTTCGACAAGAGAGCGGCCTAACCAACAGGAGTTGGCATGGTGATAGAGCTGTATCCGCACCAGAGGAAAGCCGTCGAGCAACTTGGTAATGGCAAGATCCTCTGGGGTGGAGTAGGGACTGGGAAGTCTCTCACCGCAGCTGCCTACTACATGGAGAAGGAAGCGCCGAAAGACGTTTACGTAATCACCACGGCCAAGAAGCGGGACTCGCTCGACTGGGAAGCCGAGTTCATCAAGTACGGCGTATACAAATCTCGAGATGCCACCACTGCCGGTGTTCTCCATGTGGATTCGTGGAACAACATCGCGAAGTACAAGAACGTTCGGAACGCCTTCTTCATCTTCGACGAACAGCGCCTCGTGGGGAGCGGAGCTTGGTCGAAGGCGTTCATCTTCATCTCCAAGCACAACAACTGGATCCTTCTGAGTGCCACTCCCGGAGACACTTGGATGGACTACGTACCCGTGTTCATCGCGAACGGGTTCTACAGGAACCGGACCGAGTTCAAGCACGAGCACGTGGTGTACAACACCTACAGCAAGTTCCCGAAGATTGACAAGTATATCAACACCGATAAGCTTGTACGTTTTCGGGAGCAGCTGCTGGTGCACATGCCATACCAGAGTCACACCACGAGGCTTTCGAAGACGATCCCCGTGGAATTCGACCGCGAACTGCACGACAAGGTCTTGAAGAAGCGATGGAATCCGTACAAGAACCAGCCGATCCGCAATGTGCCCGAGCTCTTCTACACGATGCGGAAAGTTGTGAACTCGGATGTATCCAGACTGCGTGCTGTGAGAACTCTGCTCGAGGGACATCCTCGTATAATTGTCTTCTACAACTTCGACTACGAGTTGGAGTTGCTCCGGACATTGGCGAAACATGTTCCTCTTGCGGAATGGAATGGGCATAAACATGAGCCCGTTCCGGACACAGAACGGTGGGTGTATCTGGTTCAGTACGTCTCTGGATCAGAAGGATGGAACTGTACGACGACCGATACGATCTTGTTTTACTCGTTGACGTATTCGTATAAAAACTGGCATCAAGCGCACGGTAGAACAGATCGATTAAACACGCCCTTTTCGGACCTCCACTACTACACGTTGTTGTCGGATGCGGTGATCGACAAGATCGTTATGAGGTCCCTCAAGGGCAAAAAGAGCTTCAACGAGTCCGAATTTCTTCGTTCGAGCCATGTCAAATCCGCTGACAAATCTGAAACGCATCTGAAACAGATTTGACATCGGGGTTCAAACTGCCCCGTTTGTCCGTTTCAGATCGAGGGGGATGTCAAAAAAGTGTCAGTCAAAAACTTTTTGTCAGCGGATTTGACATCTTTGATCTTGAAAAAAAGAGCAGCTCGCAGGCTCGACATGTTCAAAATGTCCAAAATGTCTTCGCTGAAATGACAAAAAACCAAAAATTTTGAGAATTACACCCCTTCACGCGAGATTCTTAATATCTAGATATTAAGAATTTGAAAATGAAAAGTTTTCTCGAAAATTTTTGTCATTTGACGCGGGCCGTCAATCTGTCCCAATTCGATCGGCGGCGTCCTATTCAAGCCCTGACAGCACAAAAAGTCCCCCATGAAAGAGAACGTGCTCGATGACCACAGAATGGCGTGTTATACGATCCTTTCCGGACTACTCTGTCAGCAACACAGGGTATGTCCGAAATGACGGTACCGGGCACCGGATGACGATGTTGGTCAACCAAGCCGGTGTCGTGAACGTCGGTCTCACTCGAAACCGTATTCAGTACAAGCGAGCAGTCGCTCCTCTGGTCGCCAAAGCCTTCATCGACAACCGAATCAGCGAAGCGTTCAATTGCCCGATAAATCTCGACGGCGATCGCTTCAACAACTCGGTCGAGAATCTGGTGTGGCGACCCAAGTGGTTCGCAACGAAGTACTTCCGTCAATTCGAGGAAGCTCACTTCGAAGACTACAACCCGATCGAGGATGTCGACACTCACGAGTGGTTTGTCAATCCATGGGAAGCCGCTAAGAGGTTCGGTCTCCTTCAAGTCGAGATCCTTCTCTCGATTTGCAACAACACGTTCGTCTGGCCTACGCGTCAAAAATTTCAGCAAACAAGGCGTCACGCAGATACTATGACGCTAAGTAATCACGGAGTTTAATAGAAGGGATAGAATAACACTCCTGCGGATGCCGTTAAAGGAGCGCACCCATGCGAGAAAACGGTTATCAAGCGAAGCTCATCAAAAAGCTTCGAAACTTGTTCCCTGGGTGCATGATCCTAAAGAACGATTCGGGATACCTTCAAGGTGTGCCAGACCTGATCATTCTCTTTGGAGACAGGTGGGCCATGTTAGAGGTAAAAGCGGATGAGGGTTCCGCTCTTCAGCCGAACCAAGACTATTACGTCGAGATGCTGAACGAGATGTCTTTCGCCGCGTTCATCTACCCTTCGAATGAACGGGAAATTCTTCGTGCTCTTCAACAAGCACTTAAACCTTGAAGGAACGCATGCTTTCCTCGGCGCCAGTAACTACCACTGGATAAACTACGACGAGGGCAAGCTCGTCCATGCCTTCACAACGGCACAGGCGGCTCGTAGAGGCACTGAACTACACGATTTCGCCCGGAGAGCCATTCGTCTTGGGATCAAGCTCCCTGATACCCAAGAGACGCTGTACATGTACGTCAACGACGCCATCAAGTTCGGCATGACCCCCGAGCAGATTCTGTTCTACTCGATAAACTGTTACGGAACTGCTGACACCATCGGGTTTCGTCGTGGTAAACTCCGCATCCACGACTACAAGAGTGGTGTGTCCCGTACGTCAGAAAAGCAGTTGTATGTGTACGCTGCTCTGTTCTGTCTGGAATACGGCATCAAGCCGAACGAGATCGAGACCGAACTCAGGATCTATCAGAGCGACGAGGTTCGGGTCTATGAAGCTGAGTGGGAATTCATCGTGCACATCATGGACCGAATCGTGACCTTCGACAGACTCATCGAAGCTCAGAAACAAGAAGCTCTGGACTAAAGGAGGGCGCGTCATGGAGATCGACGAAGAGGATTACCTCGCTCACTACGGCATTCTCCGGAAGTCCGGGCGTTATCCCTGGGGCTCTGGAGCTACGCAGGAAGAGCGAAACCGCACGTTCCTCGGTATGGTGGACGACTGCAAGAAGAAGGGCTTGAGCGAGAAACAGATCGCTCAGGGGTTCGGCATCACCACCACCGAACTCCGCGAGGCTAAGGCCATCGCCAAGAACGCGCAGAAGCAAGCCGACATCAACATGGCCCAGCGTCTCAAAGACAAGGGCTGGTCGAACATCGCCATCGGTGAACGTATGGGCAAGCCCGAGTCTACGATTCGTGCTCTCCTCAAGCCTGGCGAGGAAGCCAAGGCTCAAGTTCTGAAGTCCACTGCAGACATCCTCAGGGATTCGGTGGATCGGCACAAGTTCATCGATATCGGTTCCGGTGTGGAACAGCACATGGGGATCACCTCGACCAAATTGAAGAACGCCGTAGCGCTTCTTAAAGAAGAGGGCTACACGGTTCATAAGATCCAAGTCGAGCAGCTTGGCACGGGAAACATGACCACCGTCAAAGTTCTGGCGCCTCCTGGTACTACCAAGGGCGAGGCCTACAAGAACCGCGACAACATCAGGTTGGCGATGGGTTACTCGGAAGACGGCGGTCACACCTACGACAGGATTCTGCCGCCTCTCCACGTGAGTTCTAAGCGTGTCGCAGTCAGGTATGGGAACGAAGGTGGTTCGTCGGCTGACGGCGTCATCTACGTTCGTCCTGGGGTCAAGGACGTATCACTGGGAGCATCTCGCTACGCTCAAGTTCGAATCGCAGTCGATGGTTCGCACTACCTCAAGGGCATGGCGATGTACAAGGATGATCTCCCTGAAGGTGTTGATTTGATGTTCAACACCAACAAGAAGAACACCGGTAACAAGCTCGACGCCATGAAGCCTTTGAGTAGCGATCCGGACAACCCATTCGGAGCTCTGATCAAGAGGCAGATTCAAGAAGGCGAACCGGGCAAGAAGCATGTCACCTCGGTGATGAACATCGTCAACGAAGAGGGCGACTGGGAAGAGTGGTCAAAATCTCTCTCTTCGCAGTTCCTGTCGAAGCAGAGTCGAACTCTGGCGAAGACGCAACTCGAGATGGTTTCTAAGAACAAGCGGGAAGAACTCGACGCCATCAAGGCCTTGACTAACCCCGCTGCCAAAAGGAAGCTGCTTCTCGCTTTCGCCGATGGCGCGGATTCCTCTTCGGTTCATCTCAAGGCCGCAGCCCTTCCGAGTCAAGGGTCGCATGTCATACTTCCGATCAATTCGATGAAGCCAACGGAAGTGTACGCACCCAACTTCCGTGATGGAGATCGAGTTGTTCTGATTCGGTATCCACATGCTGGTCCGTTCGAGATCCCCGAACTCACCGTCAACAACAGGCATCCCGAAGCGAAGAGACTTCTTGGTCCGTCACCCAAAGACGCTATCGGTATTCACAGCAGCGTCGCGGAACGTTTGTCTGGCGCGGACTTCGATGGTGACACGGTTCTTGTCATCCCGAACAACGACAAGAAGATCAAGACCGAGCATGCACTCGAAGGTCTTAAGGGTTTCGACCCCCAGCACTACAAGCTTCCAGAAGACAGTCCCATCCCAAGGATGAGTCCTCGAACGAAGCAAGTGGAGATGGGGAAGATCTCGAACCTCATCACCGACATGTCTGTGGGAGGTGCACCACATAGCGAACTCGTTCGGGCGGTTCGCCATTCAATGGTTGTCATCGACGCCGAGAAACACAATCTCGACTACAGGCAATCTGCGATCGACAACAACATCACTCAACTGAGGAAGAAGTATCAGAAGAGTGCGCAGGGTGGTGCTCGAACTCTGATCTCGATTTCTGGACTCAACTCCACGGAGCGAATTCCAGAGGTCAAGAAGAGACCGGCCGAACAAGGCGGTTTCATCGACCGTGCCACCGGCAAGAAGATGTACGTTCCCACTGGCGCCACCTACGTCGATAGAAACGGTAAGGTTCAACCCAAGATGACGGAGGTGCAACGTCTGGCAATCGTCGACGATGCGCATTTCCACTCGTCTGGAACCAAGATCGAAGAGATCTACGCCGATCACTCGAACGCGTTAAAGTCTTTGGCTAACGAAGCGAGGAAGGAGATGTTGGCTACAAAGAACATCCCCTATTCTCCAGCAGCCAAAGTCAAGTATGCGGAGCAAGTCAAGACCCTTGAGGCC